TTGACTAATTAAAAGACCTTCACCAAAATTAGTAGCGTTAGATAATATACCTGCACCATTAATTGTGCTGTTAAAAGTAGCTGCACCTGCATCTGACATATCAAGGGTAAGGGCTGTTATTGTAGAACCACCATCAGCACCTTTAAAAATTATATCTTTATCTTGTACTAACGACCTAATTAAAAAATCTGATGAAGAATTTGTAATTTTACCAATATTTGTGCCAGCAGCAGCAAAAATAAAATCATCACCATCAGCATCAAATATGATGTCTCCTGCAACGTCTATAGTTAAGTCACCACTTGATAAATCAATCTCATTGCCATCTATTGTGATGTTATCTACTACTACACCTGCGTTGGCTGTTACTACTCCACCAACAGCTAAAGTGCTTGCCATATCCACAGCACCATCTATATCTACTACATCTAAGTTAGTAGTTCCGTCTACGTCTATATCGCCTGAGATGTCTAGGCTAGTTGCTGTTAAAGCACCAACATTAAGACTAGCAAAGGCATCAACAAATGCTGCTCCACTTCCTGCTCCATCTGAGTAAACTGCTTTAGTATCTCCTGCAGGAATAGTGATATTAGCTCCACTACCTTGGGAAATGATTATATTTTGAGAGCCAGTTGTAGCATTTTCAATAAACCACATTTTACTAATAGTGTTTGGTCCTATAGTAATAGTACAAGCTGAATCTAAAGTACCTGTATATTTAAGGTACATAGACCTGCCCGGGTCTGTGCTTCCATCTGCTATTGTTGTTGTGTGAGTGTCGGCGTTGGTGGTTATTGCTTCTGTGCCATAACTAAATGCCTCACCTATTAGCTCAAGGTTGGTGTTCGTACTTGTTCCCCAAGTACCTGCCTCATCACCTGTTGCTATTTCTTTTAATCTTAAATCGTTTACATAAGTTGCCATGTATTTTCTCCGTTAAGCGACTTCTTCCCAATTAGGAGTTTGTGTATCTGTTATTGTACTATAATTTGGCGATTGCGAACTGTCAATTGCTCCATAGTTAGGTGTTTGTGAGTCATCTATTATTCCCCATATTGCAACTACGCCTACAGCACTTGTTGCACCGTCTAGTGTGAGTGATATATTTGCTGCTGCATTTGGAACAATACTGCCAACATTAGCTGTTGCAGATTGGCCATCAACATGTACGCTGTTGACTAATATAAAGGTTGGTGTGCCTACTGCTGTGGTAGCCGCAAATCCTGATACCGATATGTTGTTGTTAGTAACAAGAGATGTGGTGCCAAGAGCTGATGTGCTTTCAAATCCTGTTACAGATATATTATTAACTGTTGATAAGGTTATCGTTCCAAGAGCTGATGTTGCTGCTAAACCAGTAACGGATATATTGTTAACTGATGTTGTGGTTGCTGTACCTAGTAAACTTGCTGCTAAAACACCTGTTGGTGTGACGTTTGCTTCGGCTTGTATAACTACACTTAGAGAACCTAAAGTAGCTGTTACACCACCTACAGAAGCTATAGCTTGGGCATTGACTGCCGCAACGGGAGTTCCAGTTGTACCTGCAGCGGGTGCAGTTGGCTCTACTGGTATTGAGCCTTCACCAAAACCTAACTGGCCCCAGGTACCTCGACCCCAACCGTTTAGGAAATCAGCCATTTTAGGCTATACGTATAATTGCCGTAGACGCTGCTTTTGCTGGAAATACTACTGTAAAATCACCTGCGGTAGAAGTTTTATCTCCACCAAAATCTATAGTTGCTACTGATTTATCACCGTTTGTATCGTTATAAATCATACAGCCTCTTGCTGTAATTGTAGCTGTACTAAAGGTTAGATCATTAAAGTCTGTAACTGCTGTAGTTCCTGTAGCAGATGGTGTTACGTTGGTTAACGCAGAACCTCCTGAAGTATAGTTAGTACCACTAGCTTGTCCAGTCGTAGTAAAAGCAGTCGTAGTAGCTCCTAGAGTAGCTGAACTTGTATACAAAGCCAGTTTAAAACTGTTACCACTTGAATTAGTAAAGTTATGAGTTCCAGTTAAAAGCTCTACTTTAAAGCTTGTTGTCAGAGTAGATGTTATTGCCATATTAAATACCTTTAATTATTTTTGCTAAATCCTCGCTACCTTGACCAGATAAATCTTGAATTAAAGTAGCCTTATAAGATTTTAAAGCATTTTTAATATATATCAAACATACTTTGTATATTAGTTCTTGGTAGGCTCTTGCCTGAGCTTTAACATGCTCTTCATTATCGTCTGAAACTCCTACTATTTTTTCTGTTAGTTGCTTTGCCCAAAACTCTGGAGGATGGCCTCCGTACTGGGTTGTAGCAATTTCTACCATACCTAATTCAGGTAATCCATCTGGAGTAATCTTTATTACCATTTGTTAGGCTCTACAGGTTCATTTTTTTTTAGATGACTATCATTTCTATCTATCAAAACAGGTTCTTTTTCTTTTTCTGGCTTTTGATTTTTTACAACTTCACTACGATTCATACTTTGCAGATTGCCTTCATCATCAGATAAAACAATTAAAGGGTCGTCTAAACGATGATAGCCATATAACTTTTCTTCTGCTGGAACTGCTGCATCAAGCAAGTAACTTGACTGAGCTACTTCTACTTTCATTCCATCACTCATACATTTACTTAACCAAAATTCAGTACAAGCTCTTCCAGCCTCTGCAAAATATAAATTACCTTTATAACCAAAATCTACGCCAAACATTTGTAAATGTCCTATTTTGTTGTATAAAGCAAACGCTATTGCATAAGCAACTGTATTGTTAAGATAGTGGCATCCCCATTCTTTTAACACTTCATTAATTGGATATTCAACTAGACCAGGACATCTTTCGTCTAGTTCACATGTATATATAGGTCCTTGATGTTTTTTAATACTTTAGCCATACTATTAGTTTGGCCTCCTGCATCATCTGTATCTAAAAACCTAGATGGTGGATCCATCATAAAGACTCTATCATGGTATATAACGTCAGAAACTGCGTTAATTGCCCATACTTCATCAAATTGTGCGCCATGTGATTTTGCCATGCAGTAGTCAAACCAACTTCTGCCCATGCCAACAATGGCTACATTTTTCCCTTCAAGTTCCTTGATTGGATTCATACCTATCTCCTTTTGTTAAGTTAACTTACTTGCGAGCGGAGTGAGTCATATCGGTATTCATCTCGTCTACCTCTTGCCTCGGCTCGTTCTTTTATTCTTGCTATTTCCTGCGCGAATCTATTTTCATAATTTGCTAATAAATCTGGCTCACCTTTCATAAAAGTATGGCCTTCAATTAAAGATGCGTATAGTAAAGCATCTCTAGCATTAACAGATAACCAGGTCCCTGATGTATCTGAAACTAAACTTGTTGGTTTGTATAAGTAGTGTAATTCTACTGTGTAGTTTGCATCTGGTACTGGAGCTAGTGCTATTGTTGAACCAGAGCTAGAGGATGTTGAATATGCTTTATCATAGTCTGCATAATACTTTGGCAATCCTCTTAAGGAAACATCATTTAAATCTGGAGTGTACTCCTGCATAAAACTTGGATGTTTTTTTAATAAAAAATGATAATCGTTTGTTGTTGAATCTATAACTGCTAACGAAAAAGTAAGAAGAAAATCATTTGGAGCTGTTAGGAATCTATTTCCTGCTGTTACTGTACCTTGAACATTTTTACGAAACACATCTTCTTGAACTAAGTTAAATATTCTATCTTCTGCATTTTTTACAAAATCAGCTATTGTTGAAACAAAAGTGGATTCATCATTGTTAAGATAGTTCTGAATTAATGTGCTTAGTTCTGAATAAGTCATACTGTAATTGTAACCTCTCCTAAAGATGCTGTCATTCTATAACCAGGTATAGGACTACCAATTATATTATCATTATTACTTAATATGTAGCCCTCACCAACTTCTACATCATTATTTGGTCTAGGCTCGTATAAAGCTTCTGGGTCTGATATAGCTGGTTTTGGCTCTAGCTGAGGGTGCTTTACTTCAAAACATTCTGAACAAGTCTTTAAATTATTCCATTCTTTTTTAAGATCTAATAATTTATATTCAAAACCACATCTATCACATAAAGCTCTGGCAAATTTTGCTGAAGCATAAGCCATTAACTGATATAAGGCCTAATTCTAAATGAAGCCCTATCCTCGTCTGTTGATGAAGCTCTTTCAAATTCTTCTTCATACATTTGTTTTAACATACCTGACTTTTCTGGAGCTTTCTTTACTGATATGTAATAAGCTAAACCAGCTGCAAAGCAAGGATAGAATCTAAAAGGCATATCCATAGTATTAATAGCCGTATCCGCATCATCCATTCTTACTAATTTATTAAACACTAATACATCTGTAGAGTTTTCTGGAGCTGGCCATATTTTTAAAACTGGTGCATTTTGTTTGTCTAAGAAAAACTGGCTAGGTCTTCCTGTTGTTGCTTTAACTGGAATATTAAGATATTCACTACGACTTAATCTTCTCATAGATAGATCAGTTGTTACGCTGCCCTCAGTTCTTCTAAGGTTACAATCTAATATATCTATTACGTTGGAGTTTAAAGTGTAAGTTAAAGTGTCTTTAGTAACAGTTTGAGTAGCTTCTTCTATAGTCCATTGATTTAAACCTCTATTAGCCCATTCAGCTAACATAAGGTTAATAGATCTTTTTGCGCTTACCAAATCATAACCAGTACGTAATTCAAGGCCACACCTTTCAAAAGCTTCTTCAACAAACTCAGTTACGTTTGGTTCAAAATTTGTACTACTTGATGTTGCCATAATTAATCTTCCTCTGGAGCATATAGGTTATCAAAAACCTGGTTTACATCTAAAGTATAATCTAAATCAGACTTGCTGTAATGAATATGTTGAGAAGGTTTAAAATCTGGAGCGCCCTTTCCTAACTCAAATTGAGCAGGTCTTGTTACTCTTACTCTGTTATTTGGTAGAGCCACTATATTTCCTGTCCATTTTCCTGCGTCTAATAATTCAAGAACATGATTTTGTTTATGTTG